TGCCTGTTCAATATTAGCCTGTGCTTGAGCAAGATCAAGAGAGACTAGCTGCTGATTAAGTTCAGCCTCTAGCTTAGTCTTTAGGTCTTTATCTTCTACAAACTTATCAAGTACCTTACCAGCTACACCAATAACTGAATCTGCAATTCCTAACATTGATCAATTAACTCCTTGTAATATTTCTTATCTGCATGATATGTGTCTTTAAATACTTCTGATACAAGAGTATCTGTACCATATATATTTAAGTTCATTTCAATATCTTGATTACTAAATAGCTTTTCACAATCTTGAGCCATAGCAAGTAATTCTCCTGTTGTCCAGAACTCTTTTCCATTTGTTTCAACATTTAGATATTTAGGTTTACCATCTTCAGTGGTTTCTTTTCTCATTTCATCTGTAACATTTGGTATATTACAATCAAAGCCAAAGAGATGAAAGTTACGGAAACCTAGAATATGGGTCATTCCAATAGCTCTCATAGCAGAACATGTTCCGCCAGTTACAAAGGTTGTATCTTTTTGGATGTTAATATCTTTATCAATAGCAAAGCTTTCACCATTAGCTGCTGCTGCAACTGCTTCAGAGTATGCATGCCAACCATAGATTTCGTCTGTCTTATCCATAAGATACTTAGTAACACTTACATCTGTCATAGATGCAACAAGAAACTTTGTTTTGTTATTAATAACATTAAATAAATCTTTACGTACAATACCATGTGTAGATACGCCGTCAATAGAACGAGGATCAAGAATGACACAAGCATAAGGATCAATGTTATTTTGTAATAGTTTAGGATAGCTATGCTTAACACAGAAGACAGTACCCTTAGTCTTCTCAATGATATGTTTTAGTTCGATGTAGTTAGTAGATGGTCCAGCGGAGACAATAATAGCATGTTCTCCATTAGGTTGACACGTTTGAACAAAACCCCACTTTTTAATTAACTCTACATTTTCATTAATACTATCCATAATGTACTCTTTAGGCATAGAGTCTTTAGGTTTGATAATAATAGGAACTTTAAGTAAGTTAGCAGGTGGTTGTGGTAGATCATCCTTGCCTAATAGTAGAGCAAGATGAGTAACACCACCATCTTTTACTTTGTCTTGTGAAGGAAGAACAATACAACGACCTTCAGTTAGTGTGTCTGCAAAGCCATCAACAAGACGATTAGTCCCTAGATATTCTTCTCCAAGAATATTTCCTTCTTGGTCTTTAGTAAAATAATCATCAAAGACTATAACATCACAGTGCTTTAGATTTTCGTAATCACTAATTACTGTTTCTTCTGAATGACCGCCATCTATAAATGCAAAGTTTGCCTTGGCTATACTTTCCTTAGCATTAACCAGTGTTTCTTTACTATCACCTTTATGAAGCTCAAAACTAAACTCTTTTCCTTGCTCCTTCATTTTATCAGCGAACTGCTGTAGCCTATTATTAACGGCTACAATTGTATTATGTGGTTTGCTATTTAGCTCATATTTGTCTAGTTCTTCTGTAGCTTCTTCAAATAAATCAAAACCTATATAATGTACTTTGTCTTTACTCTCAAAGGATGCTAAGGACATTTCAATAGCACGTCCTCCATTCCATGTACCAACTTCTACAAAAGTCTCACTACCATATGTACGAATAAGATCAGCAAGCTGACGATAACGCGGAAGTTTTACATCTGGAGCTACATTATCTTCTGATAAATTATTCTTTAAAGCACCTTTATAGTGTGTCATGTACTGAGATAGAGGCGAGTTTTTAAATGCCTCTAGCCCTGCTACATTAGGGGTTAAATTTTCTACACGCATACCATGAGCAGTATAAATCTTTAACAGACGTTCAAAGATAAATCCATCATGCCATTCACGGTATGATACAACTTCTCCACAATCATAACAACCACGGAGATCAGCAATCATATAAATAGGAGCTTCCATATTAAGATTAAAACCAATGAAGGAAGTCTCGCTGTAGTCTACATCTTTACGACCCAGATGAACTAGCTCTGCTTTTTCTGGGAGAAGTGCTGATACCTTCTCTAGAGTGAGAGGCTTGGTCGTTACAGTATCTGCATCTATCCAACACATCCAACCAGCCTGTGCGTCTTTGTCAGCTAGTTCTAGAGCATATTCAGTTAGAGCGTAGACCTTGTGACACCACTTTATAGCATCCATACGCCAGTTATAAGCTACCTGACCATTAGCTGTACCATCATATGCCTTCATACGTTCGCGATATGAAAGCATGTCTTCTACTTCATTAAGATTACGATACTCAATGTTCCTTGCTTTCGGAAAGGAAGACACAAGTTCTTCTTCGCAATCGTGATAGTAAGCTACTAGCTTTAGGTCTGGATGCCAATGTTCTTTAACAGATAGAAGCATCTTCTCTGCATATCGACCATAGCCATCAGCACTAAACGAAGTTACAAAATTAACAACCATTAAATTTAGTTTCCTTTCTTTACTTTAATTACTTATCATATAACGATAAAAATTTGTCCACTCTTTAGCATACTCAGCATCTATATCTCTTTTAGGTTTCCAATCAGGATAGACAGGACCGCCAGTTGTAAAGTGTACATTTTTAGGATTGATCTCTTCGTCTGAATCTCCATCAAGCCAATTCCACTCTAAGGGAATATTACCTATAGGATAGATGTCCATCCATTCAAAAGCATGTAGCCAACTTCCCGACTTTGTATTTACGTCAGATATAGTAAGTTCTTTAACCCAAGGATGATCACAGTTCCACAGGACAAAAGAAGACCAATTTTTTCTATGATAAATAGTTTGGACCTGACCATCCATCTTAGTTGTTTCTGTAGGAGCATGAGTATGTTGTACGCAGCTAATAGCTTTATCTTTGTCTGTTCCGTAGACATCAAAGATTTCTGTGATATCAGAACGTACAAACATATCAGCATCCATAAAGAGTGCTAGGCCTGACATCTGATTTAAAAAGGGAACTAAGAACCTAGTGAAACTAAATTCTGTGGAGAAAGGCTTACCATCAAAGACATCTACACGATTACCATGTAGGTCTATTTCAGGACTACGCCAATATAAGCCAGCCCGTCTTACTTCTTTTTGTACGATAGGAACAATGTTATAGGTATGAGTAGTATTTAACCTAATAGATTTATCAAGAACTTTTACATAGTCATACTCACGAGGATCATAACCAATATAAATTGTTGGTATTTTATTGATAGGCATTTAAAGGAAATACTCTTATTATTATTATTTCCTATATTATAAATACTCTTCTTATAGAAGTCAACAACTTTTTTTATCTAAACTGCGGTCCTCTAAACCAACAGACTAAAGAGTATCTATTACCCTTAATCACAGGTTTTACTCTGTGATGTAGGAAAGAAGGGAAGACAAGAACTGTCCCTACTCCTTTAGCTTTAAGAATTGTTCTGTGTCTTTTACGAACATGAGGCGCACACCATTTCTCAATCTGAAACTCACCACCTTCATAATCTTTATTTAAATTAACAGCTACAGTGATCTTTCTAAAAGAATCGTCTGTAGGTTTCTCTACTCCCATGTCTACATGCCAATCATAGAACTCTTCAGGTTCATAAGAAGATACTTGAGGTATCTCGTGACTGTCTATGTCAAAAAACCAACCAGCTTCTACATTAGCTCTCTCAGCGTATAAACTAAGTATTTCAATAATTTCTGAATTATTAAACCATTTAATTTTATTAGAACGATATGAAGAATCTTCTACATTTTTACCTTCTTTATAAACATCTGCTTTTGAAAAGTCTGTCTCAGCTATACCAACTATACCTTTACATAATTCTTCTGGAAGTTGATGTTCATAAATTCTATATGGAAGTAAATTAAGCATTCTTCTTTCTTGTTTTCTTCTTCTTCTTTTTGTTAAGTCTATTTTTCTTTACTGACTTATCAGGGTTACGATCAAAGGAACTATTCTGGCTCTTGGTGGTAATTCTAATATTTGATTTCTTATTAGAACCTCCCTTACTAATAGGCTTAATGTGATCAAGTTCTTTACCATCTCCCACACGCACACGACCTTCTCGTATAGCTTTTCTACGCGCTTTGTTTCTTGCAACACGTTTAGCTATATTCTTAGGTTTACTTTTAGTTACTCTATTTTCTCTTTTATAATCTCTTGCCATAATACTCTCCCTATTATTTTATGCACTTTTTTTCCAAACATCTGACCAATTACCTTGTAAAGCACCCTTAGCGTAATCAGTAGCTCTATTCTCAAAGAAGTTAGTATGTGTAGGTGCATTGATCATAGTCTCTACCCAAGGGAGAGGATTAGTTTTTACTTTGTAAATACCTTTTAAACCCATAGAGATAAGACGACGATCTGCGATGTACCTAATGTATTCCTTTACTTCATAATCTCTTAGCCCCTCAACCTTACCCATCTTAAAAGCAAGGTCTACAAACTTATCTTCTAAATCTACCATGTCAGTAGCTGTAGAATATATCTCTCCTTTTGTCTTGTCATTCCATATGTCACGGTTCTCTTCAACATATGCACGAAACAACTGGATCATACCTTCAGCGTGTTGTGTTTCATCTACGATAGACCAAGTAACGATCTGCCCCATACCCTTCATTTTACCATGACGGGGAAAGTTTAACAACATAATGAAAGAAGAGAAGAGTGCTAGACCCTCAGTAAAGGCAGAGATAGCTGCGATCTTCAGAGGTACTGAAGCATCGCCAGAGAGTTTGTCATGGAAGTACTCATGCTTATTTTGCATTGCCTCATACTCTAGAAACTCATTGTATGTCGTATCAGGCATACCTAGAGATTCTATGAGGTGCGAGTAAGCAGCTACGTGGAGTGCTTCACGGGCAGCAAAGCTCGTAAGCATCATGCGTACTTCAGGTTGAGGAAATAGTGGGAGATACTTATTTACGTAACCGCCAGCTACATCAATATCTGACTGAGTAAAGAAACGAAAAATATTAGTAAGGAAGTACTTTTCTTCTGTAGATAGATTAGTCTTCCAATCCTTTACATCCTCTAGCATAGGTACTTCAGTATGCAACCAATGGGACTGCTCATGCTTCAACCAAGCATCATACGCCCAAGGATAGTGGAATGGTTTGAAGTAGTTACGTTCGTCTTGAAGTTTAAGTTTTGCAGTCATAGTTTATCCCTCACACGCTAGACATTCTTCACCAGAGGCTAGTGCCTCCATATCAATCTCTTGAATGATCTGTCTCTCAATCTTACGAGACACTTTATCAGCCTTACCAATCTTCTCTGAACGGCAATAGTACATGGTCTTTAGTCCTTTCTTCCAAGCCATGAAGTGTACGGCATGTAGGTAGCTGATGTCAACGTCAGGACGAAAGAAGATATTCAGTGATTGTGCCTGATCAATATACTGCTGACGATCTGCTGCATGTTCAATTATCCAACGCTGGTCGATTTCCATTGAGGTTTTGTAAACTTCTTTCTCAATATCCGTAAGACAACGAAGATGCTGTACAGAACCATCATTGGCAATAACAGAAGACCAGATTTTATCGTAGTTGAGTTTAGTATCTTCACTACATTTCTCCTTGATAAGCTTGTCTAAGAATTTATTCTTGTTTAGAAAAGCACCACTAATCGTATCTTGACGGTAGGCGTTAGCTCTCCAAGGTTCGATTGAAGGGGAGGTGTTTCCCATAATGATTGAAGAAGAAGCATTTGGTGCGATTGCCATAATGTGACTACAACGTAGTCCTGTTCCGTGTGCATCAGGTGCTTCGCCTCTTTCTTCTCCCAACTTTCTATTTGCTGCATCAAGCTCTGTTCTGATGTGCTTGAACATACGCATGTTGAGTGACTTTGCAATGGCTGACTCAAACGGCACACCTTTGCTTTGCAGATAGGCATGGAAACCCAATGCTCCAACACCAACTGATCTTTCTCGCATGGCTGAGTACTTAGCACGGCTGATGGTATCAGGAGCATTATCAATAAAAGTCTGTAGAACATTATCTAACATCTCTAATACATCAGAAAGGAACTTCTTATCTTTAGACCATTGATCAAAATACTCAAGGTTTACAGAAGATAAACAACATACTGCTGTACGATCTGCTGATGTAGGTAAAATAATCTCAGAGCAAAGATTAGACTGATGTACCTTCAGACCTTTCTGCTTTAGCCATGATGGTAGTTGTTCATTAGAACGATCAATAAAGTGTAGGTATGGTTCTCCTGTCTGCATACGCATCTCAAGGATACGTTGCCATAGTTCTTTAGCTGATACTACATCATATACTTTCTTTGAATGAGGATCACGTAATTCCCAACTATCATCAGCATTATCATCTGTCATGCACGTTTCTATGAGTGACATAAATTCATCGCTGATGTTAATGCCATGATGCATGTTTAAACAACGAGTATTCTGATCACCAGTAGGCTTACGCATCTCAAGGAAGACTAGGATATCAGGATGATCTATATCAAGATACGCAGCATAAGAACCTCTGCGCGTCTTTCCCTGTCTGTACGCGAGGGAAGATGCATCATACATCTTGAGGTGAGGCATAACACCAGTAGACTTATCATCTGATGACCGTATGCCAAAGCCTATACCAACTCCACCACCAAGCATAGATAGCCAATTAGTTTCAGAAAGATTATCTACTAATCCTTCTGCGCTATCGTGGATATAATTTAGATAACAAGAGATAGGAAGTCCACGAGAAGACTTACCATAGGATAAGATTGGTGTAGAGTAGGATAGCCAATGCTTAGAGGCATAGTCATAGAGACGTTGTGCATGTTCAGGATTAGAAGAGAATGACTTAGAAACATAAGCTAGTCTCTCCTGTGGAGAAAGCTCATGGTCCATCATGTAGGATTCTTTAAGCCTTGCTATACCTAACTCATCAAACAGACCGTCTCTCTCTGGTAGCATAGTAATGTTTAAGCTAGGTGTTTGCACACTTATTCTCCCTGATTTTGATCGTGAACGTGAAGCATAATGATAGCATAATGTAGTATCTTCAGCAAGTCTTTACGGTTCTTTCCCTCCTTCTTTCCGTACCGTTTCCAATACTTTTGGATGTTACCCATGCAAAAACCTTCACCATAACCTGCGTCTGTTATAGTATCTGTTGCTTGGTATTTAGACTGACTGTAATGTTCATTATAGGTGGATATAATATACTTAGATAACTCATTGAGATACTTATCTTCTTTAAATTTGTAATCTTTCACAGTAGATATTCCTTTACGAGCTTCTCGCATTTTATTAATAAGTTCTTTATCTCTATCTATAGAACCATACATATAAATATTATCCCAAGTTTTACTCATAGTTCAATACCGTGTTAATTCGTTTACGTATATACTTAATCTCTTTAGAACGCAATATTTTAAATGCAAAATTTCTCATATCAACAGGAGATATTCCTGCTAAGTCACAGATGTCTACAAAGTCTTCTGAAGTAACACCAATAGAAGCAAAGAACCACGCTTGAGCAGATCGTCTAGCTAGTTTCTCTTCTTCAGGTTCTCTACTTGTTTCTGGCTTTGTTGCGTCTAGGAGTGCTTGTAGGACTACGCTTAGGAACAGAACTCTTTCTGGATTTTCTTTGTTCTGAGTTTCTAGAAGATGTTCTACGTTTATCAGAAATGTTTCTTCCTGATGATTTTCCTTTTGGTTTTTCATTAGCCCATTCTTCAATTATTTGATGGTCTGAGTTTTTACAGAACAGAAAACCATTTTTAATACACCAATCTGCATAAGACGACTTAGCTCCTTTGTTTAGTTTGCCATTAGGGTTATCGAAGACAAACCGAATATCTATATCTGGATGATGTTTACGAATGAAAAGGTGTTTCTTTCTGTCTTCTAGTTTGAATCTTCCTTTTACTTCTAATAAGATACCATTAGGTAAAAGAAAGTCTGGAAGATATTTTTTATATTCTAACCAAGTATATTCAATGTAATGAGGCTCAAAAGAAAAAGGAACATTAATACTTTCTAAAAGATCACCTGTTTTCCTTTCAGAACCTGATCTATATTTATTCTGCATCAGTTATTTCAGGTACATTAGGAACTTTACCAACTTTGACCAAATGCTTAGGACCATTCGAGTACATAAATGTGCGTATTCCTTTACCCTCGTTAGCATCTTTCCAACAAGTAAACTTATAATCACAATAGTTACAGCCGAGAGCCAGCTTAAAATTACCACCAGCACCGTCAGCAACAGAACTATAACATTTTTCAGGGGGTTCGTCACTCTCTAAAAACTTTCTAATATCGTCTATTCGAGTGACAGGATTTATCATATCCATATCGTCTATGGGACAGTAACATAACTCACCTGTTGTTTTATCTATGACAACAAAACCAGCGTTTGGGTTATTGTCTGCTTCTGAATAAGAAGACAACTGAGCGATATAACCAAATGGATCATCTGTGAGTATGCTACCGTCCCTAAACTTCTTGAAGCTAAAGCTAGAAGCTGACTTAAAGTCAACAAGAACACCGTCTACGGTAGCATCCTTATGTCCCTTAACACCATTAACATGTAGCTCTGCTTGTTCTTCTTTTATCTCATGTCCAGCTACTTTAGTGAACAGAATAAGAAGTTCTTCAAGAATATGACCATAAAGAAATTTGATAAGTGTAGGAGCAGGTAGCGGTTCTTTCTTAGCTCCCTTCATTTCATACCAAATCTTTCTATCTTTATGACCGACAAGAGATAGACGTAGGTTAGGTTCTCTTTCTTTACGTACTTCAGAGATAGCGGAGGCAACAGAAGCGACTACTGCTTCTGCAAAAGCGTCGAGGTGCTTTTTTTCTATTGTTATTTCCTCGTCATTAGTAAACAGTGCATAAATATCATCTACTAATGTTTCGATTGTTTTAGTCATCTTCTGTTGCCTCTCTGTTTAGCTACTATGCAGCCTTAGATGAAGGCTCTGATAGCAGCTTGTATCGTGTGTAAGCGCCAGCGGGAGACATAGCGCGTACAGCCACGATAGTATAACCCTTCTTACGTAGCCTAGAGATAGTGGCTGTAAGGTTCTCACACCAGCCACGCTCAAGGGATGTCTTTCTCGTGACACGCATACCACGACGAAGGGCAGATAGTACTAGGGATTCATTAGTCTTCATTACTCTATTTCCTTTCTCAGAGTGCTTCTAGTTCACTGTCAATGCTGAAACCATCTTCGTCTTGGAAGTCATTAGATGGATCACCATATGTTACAAGGTCGATGACCTGCATACCCATAAAGTCTGAGCTAACACCACTTTTACCAGCATAATCCCAATCGTAGGGCTGAACTTTAATCTTAGCTACAGTACCGTTACCAATGAGACGGTTATCCCAAGGGTTACGCTTTGCGTCAATGACTCGTGGAGCATCACGATCACTGCCATCTTTCTTCTTTACTTTACGCTTTGCAGAGAAGAAATCGCCACGATCATCTCCTTTGTTCTTAATAGGTAGTCCAATAGATTCTAGCTTTGCTTTAGTCTCAGCATCTTCAATACACATATCTACTTGCCACGCTGGTTCGTAGGTGGTGTTAGGTTCTACTACAGATGCCCAATAGACTTTACCTGTAAGCATGATAGGATCGTATTTCGTATTAGCCATTTATAAAAGCTCCATTTTATTGCCCAATGATTAGGGCTGTTTCAATTAACAAAAATGATACTACTTAACTACCTTGACCTTGTCAACTCCTTTTTTTGTGTGAGAGATATATTTTTTTACTGCATCATCAAAATCTAATAAGTCTTTCTGATGTGCAGCATACACTCTTCTTCCTACAATCTCAATCCTTTTTTCGTCATGTAATTCGTAGGCAGGTAGAAAACCTTTAATATCATATTCATTAAGATTATTTTCTACAATTAGACCAAAGATATCTATGTCCGGTAGAGGACCAATGTTAGCTAAAAGTTTTCCTGTTTTATATTTAGTAGCTTTAACATCTACACTAAAGCCTTCTATAATTATATCTCCTAAGTCTGTTTTGTTAGCCTTAGATTTAGGCTTGAACATAAACATATCTTCTGGATATTGATTACAGAATTTATAGATAGCCATTTCTGCTCTAGCACCTAGCTGGTCTATCTCTATAGGATCAGTTTTCTTGTATCTATTATCAGGTGTATTAAGCTTTCTACTTGAGGAATTTCTTTTTGAACCAATTAAGTTAGCGAACTTAACTTCGTCTTCTGTTAGAAATATTAATGTGTTTCGGACCAGTTCAGGCCGACTTTGTACTCGCTGTCTAATGGACATCTTACGTTCAATTCCTTTTCAGTTAGCTTCATAGCTTCTCTAGTTAGTTTACCAAACTGTTCAGATTGATCTTTACGACAATCAAACTGATATTCATCGTGTATACTAGCAACCAACTTAACATCTAGCCTGTGTTTTTTAATTAACTGATCAATGAACACAACCCATTGCTTACAGATGATAGCACCAGCACCCTGAAGAAGTAAGTTCATAGCAGCATGTTGATGCCTGACATGTAACTTTCTACCATCAAGACCGGCAATATATCCTGATCTAGATGTCTTGTCAACATCACTTCTTAA